GCTGCGGCCCTCCGTATTTTTTAGGCTTCTTCCTCGAAGTAGCCCATGTCGACGAGATACTGATGGACGCGGGCCTTCAGCTTCGCGGGGACGTTGTCCTCGGTGATATTGCCCATGATGATCTCGCCTGCATAAAGACGTACCAGCATTGTGCGCTCCTCCTTTCCTGAAAAAGTCAGTAACAGCCACGCGAGGGCCCGGGCGATCATTTGGTCGCCCCTTCCTCCGCGGTGCCGGCGTTTGCTGCCGCCTCGAGTGCGGCGATGGCGTCCTCGACCTGCTGGCGCAGTTTCTTCGGGACGTCGTTGATGGTCATGGTGGAGCCCTCACGGGTCAGCTCTCTGACGTACAGCTCGACGATCTTGCTCATACCGTCGCCTCCTCTCCGTAGACCACGTCGGCCAGCTCCATGATGCAGCCCTTCAGCAGCTCAATGGTGTCAGCCTGCTCGGCGATGGTCTTGTCCTTCTCGGCCGCTTCGGCCTCCTTCTGGTGCAGCTCTTTGATGCTGTCGCTCTTGTGCTTAATCATGCAAAGTTACCTCCGATCGACTGGATGTAGCAGGTTTCGGTTGCAGAGCCGCGGAGCAGCTTCACCTTGACCTTGACGCCCCAGTCGCTCGCGGTCTTGGTCGTGTTGGTGAAGAAGTGCTTCTGGCTGTTCAGGGCCTTGGTGGTGATGTCCTCCCATGTCGGGCTTGCGTCGTTGCCGTTGTTGCAGATCCAGACCTGAAGCGTGCAGCCGGCCGGGAAATTGCCCTGAATATTGACGAGGGCCTTGGTCGGCATGGCGTCGGCCGTCATGGCGACGGTCTGGACAAACTCGACGGAGGTGACGGCCTTGGTGAAGGTCAGCGTCCTCACGACGGAGGCGTCCTTGGCGTCGGTGGCCTTGATGGTGAGGGTGTGCTGCCCGTTAGTCAGCTTGAGCCACTGGTCGCCCGTCAGGCTCAGGGTGTTGGTCTGGCCGAGGGTGGCGGTGTAGCTCTTGATCGCCACGCCGTCCAGAGACTCGACGACGTCGACCTGATGGCCGTCGGCGTCGGTCACGACGTACTCATGCGTCGGGGCCGCGTTGCTGAAGCTGCCGAGGTTGCCGTCACTGCCACTGATGACGGGCGCCCGGTTGTTGATGACCGTTCTGGAGGCGCTCGTGGTGTATGCGGACTCGGCGCCGGCTGCGTCGTATGCCTTGACGCGGAACTGGATCGAGGTAGAGCCGTAGGTCACGGCCACGGAGTAGGTGCGGGACGACCCCTTGTAGATCTGCGTCCATGTGCCGGAGTCCACCTTTTTCTCGAGGATGTAGCCGGCGAGGTTGCCGTCCGAGTCAGTGGAGGCGCCCCATGTCACGGTGATATTTTCGCCGCCGATGACCTCGCTCGGCACGTTGATGGTGCTCGGCGCGGTGGGTGCCTGATTGTAGATGACCGTGTAGCAGCCGTCCGAGTCGGTGGAGTCGGAGACAAGGAGATCAGAGGAAAGATTACAAGCGGGGCGCAGGCCGTAGCCGCCGTAGGCGCTGTCCCCGACCAGCGCGCCATCGGCGCCGACGCAGCGGGCGTTGTGAGCCGACCCGGCATAGGCGTCGCGCAGCCAGTAGTACCACGCGGCATTTGCGGCCGGGTTGCTGTTGTAGTTGGAGTTGGCGACGCACTCAGCCGTCACGGTTGCGATGCGGCTGCTGTTGTCGCTGAAGATCGCCAGCTTGCTGCCGCAGGTATGGTCGCCGGAGAGGCCGACCTCAGTGCAGGACAGCGGGAAGATCTTGTCGGTGCAGGTCTCCGTCCCGCCGCCGTCAGTGGAGCTCTTGCCGACCGTGATGGTGGTATCGAGCAGGGCCGCACGTTCGTCGGCCGTGAAAGCGTTCAGGAAGCCGGCGAGGCCGTCGTAGGCGTTGTAGCCGCTCCAGACGTTGCCGGAGGTAGGCGCTGCATCAGCGGAGTGCTGCGCGGTGTACCACGCGCCGGCTGCGGCCGTGCTGTTGAGCCACTGGCGCAGGTTCGAGTAGATGTACCTGTTGTTGCCGTAGTTTCTGCGGTCGCTGTTGCTGTTCGCGCTTTCCTTCGCGTCGAAGCACAGCATTTTGATGATCTGGTTCGTGACCAGTGTCACGCTGTTGGAAGGGTAGCCCGCGTGGTTCTTGTCAGCCACGAGCCAGACGATCGGCTTGCCGTGAATGGTGCCGAACTTCACCTTCGACTTGTTTGCGAGGTTGCTCAGTTTTTGGGCCATGTGTGTTTTCTCCTTTCGGTGTTGGCCTCAGCTCCGGGAAGTAGCCGAAGAAGTAGGCGTCCATGTTCTGCCGCAGGTGGTAGGTGTTCCCGTGGGAAATATGGCCGCACCAGCTCGCGTAGGACTGGAGGACGCTCTCGAGCGTCATCCTGCCGGAGTCCACGAGGCCGCGGTACTTGCGGATCTTCCGCTTCATGTTGTCGATGCTCTTGGCCCTCACTTTTCTGACCACCTTGCCCGTGCTCGTGAGGTAGGTGTGAAAACCGAGGAAGTCGATGCCGTTCTTCAGCGGGAAGATCTGCGTCTTGTTGTTCAGCCGCAGGCCGAGGGGCTTGATGTAGTCCTCGATCTCCTTCAGGATCCTGCGGAGCAGCAGCTTGTCGCTGCTGATGATGTAGAAGTCGTCCATGTATCGGCCGTAGACGAGGCCGAGGTCGTCGCGCAGCCAGTGGTCGAAGTCGTCCAGATATAGCAGCGCGAGGAGCTGGCTGCTCTGGTTGCCGATCGGGATGCCCGGATCTGGCGTGCTGTCGATTATGAGCCACAGCAGCCACTCGACGAAGTCCCGGAGCTCGGGATCGGGCAGGAAGGCGAGCGCCTTCTTTGCCTTCTCGAAGCAGATGACGTGGACGAGTGTATAAAAGAACTTTGAAAAATCTCCCTTGAGCACCCAGCCGTCCGCGTAGTCCCATTCCTCCATCGGCCGGTATGGCAGGCCGGCAGCTCTGCGGGCTGCTTCGTCTGCTGCCTTGCGGCTGAAGAAATAGTGGCGCATGGCGTCAGCCAGACGGTCGAGGCCGTCGTGCGTGCCTTTGCCGATCTGTCCTGCGTAGTTGTCCCGGATGAAGCGCCGGGAGAAGCAGGGCTCGAGGACGTTGTCACAGAGGGAGTGCTGCACGACCTTCCCCTCGAAGTCAATGGCGAGGACGAGGCGCTCCTTGGGCTCGTACACCTTGAAGGGGTAGTAGGGGCCGAAGGTATAGTCCCGCCTCTGAAGCCGATCCGAGAGGTCAGCGGTGCGCTCGATGGCCTCCATGCGGTAGCGCATGGCGGTCGGGTTGTCGCGCTTTCCGCAGCGTGTTTTCTGGTACGCTTTGTAAAGGGCGACGAAGCTGTTGACTTGGTTCTCCATGTTAAAAATCTCTGCCGTGGATAGCCCCGGCCACGCTTTGCGTGCGCCGCCGGCAGCATCAGCAGTCCTGTGTTTACCCATGACCCGGCCGGTCAGACGGCCGCGGCTGCGGGAGGGATATGCCTTCCTTGGATGATGGTGCATTGTGTTCGCCGGCCTCTCGGCCGGTTAATAAGTCGAGCGATCCATCGAAGCGGGGCGCAGGCCGTTGTTGCCGTTGTAGGCGTTGTTCCTGTTCAGCGTGCCATCGGTGTTGACGTTGCGGGCGTTGTTGGCCGACCCGGCACGAAAAAACAAGGCATACCCCACGGGGCTGCTGTTAGGTCTTTGTGACCAGCTTGGCAGCCCTTTCTCTATCTTTTTTGTACCATGCGGCGGTCTGGTTCTTGACCCCGGCCGCCAGTCTTGACCAGAAGGCGAAGGCGTCATCGGTCACGCCCGGGAGGTTCTCGTGGGCGAACTCGATGTTGTCGATCAGCTTGCGGCAGTTACGCAGAGCCGACCGCTGCGCCCTGAAGCGCAGCTCCCGCTCCTCCGGGTCGGTCAGGAGGTGGTCGTTGGCCTCCATCAGGTCAGCCACCAGATCGGCTGCCTCGTCGAACATTTTGTCGGCGAGCAGCCTGTCCTTTTTCGGGAAGATGTTGGTGTTTCTGACCTTCTTGTATGTGTGCTTTCGCAGCTCCTTGGCGTCGGTGATGACCTGCATCTCTGGCAGTTTCTCACGGCCAAAGGGCGGGCGGCCTACATTGGCCCGCTCGTATTGCCGCGAGTGTCCGTTGCTTGCCGTAGTACCTCACCTCCTTGCCTTTGATGATGATCTTGGCCCCGGTGCCGTCGTAGGCGGTGCCCTGTATGACGATCTCGTCGTTGTCCTCCCTGTTGCAGCAGGAGCATGGCAGCGCCAGCTCGGCGAACAGGTGGGCGATGATGCAGGACGCCTCGCTCAGCGGGATCGGGGTGTAGTCATAGCCGCCGCGCATCAGCACTCGAGCCTCGCGTAGCTCTCGTTCCAGATGCCGGTCGTCACTGTGACGCCCTCGAGGGTCTCGAAGGTGATCTGGAAGGGGTTGGCGGTGATGTCTACAAAAATCGCGTCCCAAGATCGGAAGAGCGTCGTGTAGGGAAAGAG